CTGCCATGACTATTGGTCAATTCGCCGAAATTCTGACCATGGCTTATTTAGGATTTTTTCTCAAAAGGCTGGGAGTTAAGAAGGTGATCACCATCGGGGTAGCTGCATATTTCATGCGTTGGCCTTTTCTAAAAAAAATGTCAATGGAGAAAATGAAACAATATTATCATTTTCCTTCTTAACCTTTTTCTTCTTTCGTTTCTTCTCTTCAAATGCGAATATAAACTCTTGAATAGAAACTCGTTTATCAGCCGTCAAAGGTGATGCACCAGAAGAAACGGCTTGTGTTTCGCTTTGTCCCATTTCTCCCATATCCACATGATCTTCCAAAGAACTATATTCTTCCATCGTTTTGTACTTAATGTACAATTGTTTTTTCTCTTTTTCAATTCTTCGTAAAAAGGCAAAATATATTATTTGAGTAAAATATGCAAATGGATTTGTTGATTTTTCTGGATTGAAATTACTTGCGTACATAACACTATTTTCTATCCCATCACTTACCATTTCTTCTCTAAATGCATAATTTATAAAGTTTGGTCTATGGGATAATCTCTCTGCTATTTTGAGAAAACATTCCCCCGCATAATCTGGTATTATGGGCAATTCAGTATCGTTATCTTTTGCTTGTAAATATTTTTCACGATAATCTGACATTACTACCAGAAATTTTTCATTATCAACATAATGTTGTTTCTTTCGTGCCACATTCACCTACCTTTCTTATTTGAGTTCATTATATAAGTATATCAAATTTTATTATATTTGTCAAGTTAAAAAAATAAAATAAAACACTTGACTTTTCTCTCCAAAATTGTTATAATAAGTCTGTGATGGTTTGGATAGGAATAGTATAGATATGATAAGGAAAGTATTCACTTGTGTATATTTTCACTCGTTCTATAAAATGATTTAATGTATAATTCTTTTTACCATTATAACTTAAATCATCAGAAATATCATAAAGAGTAGCACTCTCTTTTGTTTCCGATCTTCTCAATCCCCTACCTATTGATTGTAAATTTCTAATACGGCTCTTAGAAGGAGAAGCGAAAACAATGTTATGAAGATTCCTAATGTTGATGCCGGTACTGTATACGCCATAGCTTGCACATATAATAGCATCCTTTTCCTTCTCGACAAGTTCTCTGACTTTTTCTCTTGAATCTGCATCTGTTCCTCCATAAACAAAAAAGATTTTTCTGGAAGAATCAATTATTTCTTCCAGTATTGAATGTAGTATTTTACCATGTTTTTCTATCAATTGAAATAAGACTAACGTATTCCCTGTAAGTCCTTTTACTAGGTTACATATGTACTTGTTTCTTTCAGAATGACCCACCAAAAAATCAATTTCTTCTTGATAGTTTGATTTTGTAATTTTTGCGGCTACCTCTTTAGAGTATTTAAGAACAAGACACCGTATAGAAATTGTTGATAGTGTCTTCTTCTTTATGAGTTCTTTGGTGGTTGTTACTTTTTTTGTAGAACCAAATAACCCCTCTAGTATTAATTTATGTACTTCTACATCATCAAGAGTTCCAGTTGTTCCTATTCGGTAAGGTGCATTCTCCAAATTTTTCATTATTTTGGTAAGTGATTTTGCCTTGTAAAGATGGGCTTCATCTCCAATCACCAATTCAAAATCTGTAAAAAATTCCTTTTTCAATACATACAAAGATTGCCATGTTGAAATTATAATTGGTTTATCTGTTACTTTTTCCTGTCCTCCAAAAATCTTGTGGACGAAATTTTCGACTTCAAATCCTTTGTCTGCATAAGATTCAAAATCAGAATACATCTGACTTACCAACGAAAGTGTTGGCACAATGATTAGTGATTTTTGTGGAAAATAATATCGTACCAGATAGTAAATGATAAGAGATTTGCCTGATGCTGTAGGTGAGAGAAGTACACATCTTTGTTTATCAATTGAATGTCGTATCGCATTATTTTGATAATCTCTTAATTTATATTCACAGGGAAATGATGTAAGAAACTTAAAATAATCTTCGTTGGATATGTGTTCAATTGAATCGTTTGTTTGGTCAATAAGTTCATATTCTCTATCACTCGCAAAACGTTGTATTCTGTTTTTTAATCCATAATATATTTTACCATTGTCCATGTTGTAAAGATAAACATAACCATCCCATTTTCTCCTTCGGAACATCGGCATGAATTGATAATCTTTTGGATGAAATCGAAAATAGTGGTTGAGTTCCATCTTCACTCCCGGCTCGCAAGAGAGTCGTAGCTATACCTCGTTCTCCTTTTCCATTATGATTTGCATAATTATCCAAGTCCTGCAACAAATTTCCTCCAACTGATTGCATTATTAATATGAAAACTTCTATTCTCAATCATTGAAAGAACCGATTTCAGATAATCCACTTTTCCTTCTTGTTCGTTCAATATCTTCTCCGCTTTCTGCAATGATTCATCGGCTGCAACATAATGTCGTTCTAATTCTGTTTTGGATATTCTTATGTTATGGTCTGGTGCTTTTCCGTTCTTAGAAATAACCACTTCCCAACGTTGTTGAAAAAGAACCTTCCAATGAGTTTTGAGATCACTGAGTTTACGTTTTTCTTTGGAATATATGTCTAAGTATTTTTGGTGTAGATTGGGTATTTTCAAAGATTCATTGTCTAAATCTTTATCATCAATGTGAGAGTCCTCCCCCCACATTTCCATAATGTCTTCAATTTTCATAATATCCTTAATTATTCAATAGATTCTTTATTTCATAATTTGTGTAACGAAATGCCACAGTTGCAGTAAAATATTCTAAATCAGCATTTGCACTATCAAAATCAAGTGCTGAAATAGAAGTTGGAAATGCTTCGTAAAAATGAAATTCCATTTGGGGGTTCATTGCACTTGTCAAAACAGTAAGAACAAGTGTTGAAACTGTTCCTCCCCTTTGAGTTGTATTAGATTTTGCTTTAAGTAAACGATAATTTTCACCCCCTTCTGCCAAACCTAATGCAATTATACGATCATAAATTTCTATCCAATTTTTCATATGTTCATCAACAATAAACCTGACAGATAGTTCTTCAAACGAAACTTTATTTCCGGCATAAGGTATAGTTACATATGGTGTAAATACATCTATGCCTTCAATTGATACACCAGGCACATTTGTTGCCTGACAAAACCAAGTTAAATTTGGTGCATCCAACATTGTCAGTCGAAAACTGATATTTGAAAGATAATTTAAATTGTCTGGTACTATATTTGCTGCGGCCATGAATTTCCTTTTTTGTTCTTCTTACTATTTATTCAACAGATTTTCAAACTCGCCATAATCCATGTCTTTTCCAACAAAAATAAATTTAGAATTTGGGTATTCTTCTTCGATATGTTTGTGTTGTTTGAGCCAAGAAGAATTATCTTTTTCATGAAATTTTGTAGAAAAAGATCCAAGATATATTCCTTCACTGGTTTGATCGTGATAATAATCAAACCCCACGCAATAAAAAAATGTTTCACTAGGATTTTGTTGACAGGCCAGACGGAGTGTAACTGTATCAGAAACCCATTCTTCAAATGTAGTATCTGACCACCAGGCAATATTTTCAGTTGGATCAGATGAATCAATCCAAATGAAATACATAACCCCCTCATATGCAAATTGAATAAAATTGTCTGTTTTTGGTTGATTCTCTCCAATTTTATATCTTTTATCGGTTGTCTGTTTAAGCGTGTCATAGTGCATACTTGGAATTAAATCAAACCCTCTAAAATAACATTTGTATTTTTTCGTTAAGTTATTGGTTATCAATTCCAATTGTGCATCGATATCTTGACAGACTAAATGGTTTGGTATGAATTTACGATAAATGTAATCACAACCATACGTAATATGTTTTTTGAAAAGATTAAAATCAGAAACAGATTTTGATTGACCATTTCCTATCACTATAATCATTGCGGCCTCACTGGAAAATTATCACTACAAACAAAAAAAGGGAGCAGATTTCTCTACTCCCTTTCTGAAATCCTACTATATGTAGGTCAAGTATTACATCAAGTTTTGAATTCCAGCTTTTCTGTAATATACATTCAGGTGAGGATTAGTTCCAAGAACACCTGTCATACGACCAGTTGAAGCACTTGCATTTTCTGCAAATGGGTTTGCAACTAGACCATAACGTGTTTTGAAAGCAATCTGTGGTTGAAAACTAGAACTATCAACCGCACGAACCATTTGCAACGGAACGTATGGGCAATAGAATACACCAGCATCCATCGGTGAATCACCTTTATAACCTACACAATAAAATTCTGCTGCATTCGCATCAGCATATGGATCAACATATACTTTATACCGACCATTAAGAACTCCGGCAAAAGTTGAAGATGCGGTATCCGTATTCAGATCTGTGCTCATTGCAGGAGCATAATCCAACATACCTGCCATCTGAAGAGCAGAGGCAACATCAGATGAAGTCATCAGAATGTTTCCTTTTCCTCTTCGTGTGTCTTGTCCAACACCATTTGCATCTTTTTCAATCTGCATCATCAGACCTTTGAACTTTTCAACCATCCAACGTCCATTTGAATCAGTATCAAGGTCAAAAATACCAGTAGTTGTTGTACCAACTTGGGCACCAACTTTTGCATTAATGTAAATCTTACGAATAACCTCACGGTTGATTTCTGCAAGAATTTCCATAGACAGAATGTTTGCAAGTTCTGCTTCTGCATCCAGACCATGAACAGCACGTAAATCCTGTGCGAGTTCCATTGAATAGGAACCTTTCAGGGCACGTGTACCAGCGGCGATTGAAATCTTCTCAATCGAGAAGGACATTTCACCAGCAATATTACCCTCACCACCGTCTGTTTCCAGAGCACTTGATGCGCCATATTCTGAACCAGTTTGACCTGTTCCGTCATTAGCAGTGATCAAAAGACCAGGCGTCTTAACAGTATCACCTGCACCTGTTGTACCTGACTCAGTTGTAGTAGTGTCAGCATTGACTCCAGGCATTTCTGCACCTGTCATTGAATTGACACGACTCTTGAGTGCGAAAATCAATCCAGTTGGGCCGGACATAGGTTGTACACCACAAACATCGTATGCTACGAGTTGAGGCATTGCACGCCGAACCATTGAGATCAAAACTGGATCTGCAAAATCGGCACTAACTTGAACGGAAGCACCAGCTACACCACCTAAAGATGGGTTAGTAGATGTTAATCCCATAGTAGTAGTAGGGGTTGCCTCCATTAAGAGTCCACTACCTTGTTGATCTTGAGCATATTGAGATTCAACATTTTCAAGACACATAGCGGTGACTGCTCTACGATATGGATCACTGATCTTAGGAAGATCTGGATGATCCAGAACTGGAGCCCACTTCTTATTAATTGTTTCTGAGAGTTGCATTTTTTAAACTCCTTAAATTGTTAAAAAAACTAAAAATTATTATTAATTACGAGCAATAGCTTTACTATATGCCTCCATGATGTTATTCATCTCTGGAGTTTCCTCCGTTGGTGAATCATCACTTTCTTGTTCAACATTTGCATCCTGTTTCGTTTGATTTGGGAAATAACTTTCCTTAATCGTCTTAATTTTGTTCTCAAAATCATCTGCATCATCTTCGTAAGAAACACCCTCTACGAGAGATTTCATCTTTTCAGATTGTGTATCTGCAAGATCTTCGCAAACTTCTTCTAAAATTTTATTTTTGCGATATTCATTGAGTTCACTTGTAACTTGAACGTTATCATCAATTTGAGAATTCAATTTTCCTTCAAGTTCTTCCACCTTGTCGTACAGGCTTTCAACGATGTCTACTTTTTCGTCTGGAACTTCGATATAATGTTCAGTAAAGAGATTTTTAAGTCCACCTATGAACTCTTCAGTAAGTTCACTCTTCAATGAACTATCGAGTGCAATTTCGTTCTCTTTCATCCACTCTTCAACTACGTAGTTGAGATAACCATCAACTTTATCAGTCAATTCGTTACGGAATGAAACAATCTCTTCTTGAAGATTGGTTTGATACTCTTTTTCGAGATCACCAATCTTTTCTGTTGCAATTTCCATTACTTTCTGATGTACTGCCGCTTCAAAGATAGTAGAGGCTTTAGACTTAAACTCTTCTGAGAGTTCTTCACCCTGTACTAATGCTTCGATGTCTTCTTTGACATTGATTTCAGGCATGGAAATTTTCATTTTCTTTTTCTTTTTACCAACTTCATCCTTTTCTGGATCTGAGTCCTGTGGAGTTGGGCCCCCAAGATCTTCTGCTTCTGCAACATCCATAAGATCTTTCCATTTCGCAGAAACTTCTTCTTTCTTCAGACCGTTGACTTTATCAAAGAGGGCTTTGATCATTCCAGATTTAGTAGAAGGAATTTTAACTTCTTCTTTTTTCGTTGATTTTTTCACTGATTCATCTTCCTCTTCTTCGTCATCATCATCAGAATCATCATCCCCCTCGTCATCTTCATCCTCGTCATCATCTTCTTTGACTTTGGCTTTGGATTTTTCGGCGAGAATTTCTTCTGATTGTTCTTTTTCTTCTTCTTGTTCTGGAGCTTCAACAAGTTCTTCTTGTTCAGTTTCTTCCAGAACTTCTTCGTTAGTATTTTCCATAGACATTGAAACTCCTAAAAGTTATAAGTAATTTATACTGTTAATATTTATAAAATCATAGTTTTGACAATAAATTTTTGAACTCGTTCAATTTTACTTCCTCAAGTTCTCTGGAAGAGGCTTTTAGGATATTATTCCTTGCCCGTTCTACATCTTGTTCTCGCAAAAATCCATTATCCCAAATCCATTCTTTGCCTTCCATGATGCCTTCAACGAAAGCGCCAGGAGCAGAAGGATCTGCAACAATATCTGCTGCGGTTGCAAGATAGAAATCTTTTTGTACAATCTGAGCGTTCTTTACATCTGGTTTTAATGTTCCCATTCCCCTTGAAGAAACACCTAACCTTGCACCCTCATCAATCAAACACTTAACAATTTGTCCATTTGGTGTATTCAAAATCTTTGCTCGTCCAACAAAATTCTTTCCTTCTTTTACTAAGGATTGAATCATGTGTGATGCACGATCAAGATTGACCGTTGGGCCGTCAGGGTGTCCAAGTTCTCCAAATGCACGTTTTGGTTCTACATATTCCTTAACATATCGATCAACTTCCTTTTCAAGAATAGGTAACGGATAAATTCTACCATTTTTGTTCTTTTTTTCAGACTGCATGAAGATACCTTCAATGAAGTACTGTTTAGGTTTATCTGAACCTTCTTCAATAAATTCATAATTTACAGATTCTTGTAATTCGCAAATTAATTTCATTTGTTTATCCTATTTTGCGTTACTGAATGCAAAATCCAAGATTTTTAAGAAAGATTTTGTATCTTTATTCATGTTATCTTGCATTTTTTTCTTCTTAGAACTATTTAGTGTGTCAAAGGTTTTCAGAATAGTTTTTGCGGATTCGGGGTCAATTGGAACCGATGTACCACTTTTAAACTTAATTTCTGATTCTTTTTTCTTTTTTACAACAGATCTCAATTGATCTACAACATCTTCTTTCAAAGGTTTTTCTGACCGAATTACCTCTTCGACTTTTCTCTCTTTAACAGGAAAACCTATTGATTTTCTAAACTCTTTATATGTTTTCATCAAATTCCAGAAGAAGCGATTTTAGTATAAGTGCCGTTTGTTACATTTGCCAATAAAAATTGGTCAGAATTTTTATGAATTACCGTAACTGCAGCAGCGGGCAAAGTGACAGAACCTATAGTAGTTCCATCTGTTCCTCCCTCTGTTCCATCAGAATCTATAGTGGTTATGATTGTAATTGCCGATGTATAAACTGCAACCGCTGTAGCCTTACCTAATCCTAAATTTGTAGCAGTTGTGGCAGTCTTTGCGGCTAATAGTTTCATTGTGTCTCCGTTGTTTCTGGTTCTGGTTCAGCCTGAACCTCTACTTTTGGTTCTTCTTTTTCTGGTTCTTCTTTTACTTCTTCTACTTTTATTGGTTCTTCCTTCGGTTCCGTTACTGGAGTCTCTGCGGGAGCTTCTTTAACTGTATCATCAGGTAAATCAACTTCTACATCAGGACCAGTCGTATCAAGAGGAACGGTCTTAGCTTCTTCCTTTTCTTCTACTTTTTTTACTTCTTCTACTGGCATAGTTTCTCCTATTCTATGTTAAAACTCGTGGACAATGTCCTCCGGGTCTTTGACTGTTGCGATGATTTCATCATCGTTGAGTAATCTTACTTCTCCTCCCTCGATTTTAAATCGAGATCCTGCATAGCGGGCAAAGATTACCCAATCTCCCACTTTGCACCATGGACCATCGGGGAATCTTTCTCCCGTATAAGCCTGAGGGCCGACCGCCAAAACATTGCCACACACTGTGGCAAGTTGTTGTCTATCGATTTGCTCATCGGAATATAAAATTCCTCCTTTGGTTTTCTTCTTACCTTTAAAAGGCAAGACTAAAATTCTCCAACCTGTTGGTACAGGTAATTTATTTTTTTCTGCTTGATATTTTTGTTCGAGTGCGAACTTACTTGGACTTTTGGATGTCGACGATATTTCCTGTGTGTTTTTCATGTTGCTCCTTGGTTTCAAGCAGGTTAGATATTTCCTGTAAAATTGCTTCGTACGCGTTTATTTGTCCTAACATATACTTATAGATTTCAAAACTGTCAACCCCACCCGATGTTACGGTGATGGACAATGCAGATAAACTATTTTTTATCTGAGCTCTTAACTTTAATACTAATTGTAAGTCGTCCACTTATCCTTTTTTCTTATTCATTGCTTTAAATGTTTTAGCTAAGACATATCTCTTAGATCCCGGCGGGCATGTTTCGCTTCCAAACTTGTCGCCCGTACAAGGTTTGTCTTTTCTCATATTCTTAGTAGCTTCTTGAATCCACTTATTATTAGTGCCTTCTTTTAAACCTACTCGTACTCCGCCACTAGGATAATAATCACTATTAGCAGTAAAATATTTTGGCATCGCTTTTGCGCCACTAGGTTGGTATCCACCACTGGTGCTACCATGACGGTAATTGGCTCTTTTGCTTCTACCTTTAATTTCTATTCCTGGCATTAGTTAGTCCAGCCACCTTTAGGTCGATACATTTCTCTA